GCGTATATCCAGCCGCCGTCAATTCAGCGGATGTAGGGTTGGCAGGCAAGGTAGGTGCGGCTGGTGCAGCAGGTGCAGGTGTAGACGCAGCAGACCCTAAATTAGCAAATGGTGAATTCGATTCAGTAGAAATATTGTTTGGTGCGGCTGGTGCGGCAACAGTACCTAAAGCTCCAACAGTACCTAGATTGGATACAGCATTAGCAACTGAATTAGCATTTGATTCAGAATATCCTGTTGTTGTTGGCGCAGAAACAGCAGTACCTAAAGCTCCAACAGAACCTAGACTAGATAAAGCATTAGCAAGCTGGTTATTTGATTCAGTGTTTGTGTTAACTGGTGCGGCTGGTGCGGCAGTTGAGGCTACAGGTAAAGCTCCAATTGATTGATCAGGTTGAAGTGACTGAGTTGGAGCAGCAACAGCAGTACCTAAAGGCCCAGCAGACCCCTGCAATTGAGAAAATGGTGAATCTGATTCAGTAGCAATATTGTTTGGTGCGGCTGGGGAAGCAGTACCTAAAGGCCCAGAAGAGCCTAAATTAGATGTAGCACTAGCAACTGAATTAGCATTTGATTCAGTGTCTGTGTTAACTGGTGAGGCAGGGGCAATAGAAGGACTTGATGGCGTTCCAACGTTGGTAACAGTTGGCAATGCGCCAGCAGTATTTGATGCAGCAGCTTGTGCGGCTATATCGTTTTGTTGAATGACACTAGGGTCATACAATGTCCCGCCAGGAGTAGAAAGCCCCCACCAAGAACCGCTGTCATCACTTTGCAATGTATAACCAGCCGCCTGCAACTGTGCAGATGTTGGATTTGCTGGTAATGAGGTTGCCATTTTTTTATCCTTATTGGGGTAGCACAGACATGATGCCGACCATGTTCATCGCCCAGTCACGCCAGTCAGAATAATTGCGAGGATCGGGAATGCCAGACTCAACAAAATAACCAATGCCATTAAGCCCATTTGCCCACTCCTTCCATTTTTCTTCAGGAACAGTCCCCAACTGGTTCGGCGCAAACAGTTCTGCCATCAGCGCACAGTACTGATCCCATGTCATGTATCTCGGGTCGTATGTTGTCGGCATTACGGATTCCCAGTTCCACGAACGTCACCCGACTCAATAGACAGCATTGTCTTGCCGAGGAAGTAATCCCCACGCTCCACATTGCTACCAAACCTCATCCTCATCTCACGACGTTGTTCTTTCATGTCAATCTTCAAAGTCGTTGGATCAAATGGATACTGACTAGAGGGCTGATCCACATCATCCGCATAGCCCTTACCCGTCACGATCAAGTACATTGATCCAGACTGAACAAAGTCAGGCTCAACCCTTTCACAGCGTGTCCAAAGATTGTCCCCGCCGTTTTGTGTTGACCCAACCAATCCAACACTTGCACCCAAGACATTGGTCTCAAAATAAGACTCAACAGCAGAGACTTGGTTCAGGAACACTTCATCCGTACCAACTTCGTGTTGCCATAGGTTGTAACCATCAATTGGGTTTTGCTCCCACCCACCCCAGATTGGGCGACGGAACACCTCAGAGAACACCCCAGCAGAGCGCCTTGCTCCAAGAGCTTGACCAGCGTCATACCAGCACTGCTCGCGCACGTTGTAGATCACTGCATCATTACACTCAGTACTCGTCCCTGACGGGAAAAACCACCAGATTTCACCCCAACGAGGCACTTTACTGACCCACACCTTTTGGCGCTGGGAAATGTTCAAATTGTCAAAGAAGTAGTTCAGGTTCTGAGTATTCTTAACCTCTTGAACGACACCGTTGTACATCAAGAATCGATCTACCCCTGCCCAGTAATAGATGCCGTCATACTCAATGACGCATGAACTAGACAGAATAGACGACTGCTGAGTGATCAAGTCATACCGCCAGTACAGGGTAGATGCTCCAACAGTCTGAGGTGCATAGGTCACCCTGACCACTGAATCCAGCGTCCAGAATAACCCCGCAGGTGAGGTCGTACCTCCCCTCAGAGGTAGACCCTTGACCACTTTGGTTGAGGCGATATTGTTGGCATTGGAATCAGCAGATGTCCAGTTGTTGAAATCACCCGCAGAACAGTTCTGGATCAATCCATTGTTCCCATATACAAATAGGTATGGATACAACATCACAACCCCACCAGAGACACTGATGTTGTTGTCAAAGGTCAGAAGGGTTGCACCAGAAGCGGTTGCGTTGTTGCTCAGAACAACCGTCCAGACACCACTTACAGTATTAGCTGAAACAATGGTCGTGTTTGCTGGGATTCCCGTTCCAGTGACCGTTACTCCTGCGCCCATCGCCACATTGGTTGTGGCAAAGGTCACATTGGCTGATCCAGAGGTCAAAGTACCCGTAGCAGTAAACACCCCGACAGGACTCACTGTAGTACCCGTGAATGGCCCAACTAATGGACGAGTGTTCACAGTAGAGGAAATGTCAGACAAATTCTGACCAGGATGGGCAATCAGGTTGTTGTTGCCCGTTCCATAAGGGTCATAGCCTAAATCCATCTGCCAAAGATTCAAATCAGATGCTGTAAAAGTGTTGACCGTGTTGATCGTGGCGACAAAGCCCGACCCAGTCCCTCCAATGCTTGCAGCATTGAATGTGAACGTGTTGCCAGTCAAGTAATTTGTTCCTGGTGCGGTGATCACCACTGAATTGACCTTGTTGGATGCCACCACTACCGTAGCCAACCCATTGTTGCCTTGTGCAGAAACTACTGGAACATTGGTATATGTCCCATTTGTGTAGGCAGAACCTTGATTGGTGATGGTAAAAGTGACAATCCCACCAGCATAGTTGAAAGGGGTCGGGCCAGAACCTACTCCTTCATCTGTGCCTGTTGTCCACTGTTGAAGGCTATTGTTGAACCCTGAGATGATGTAGTTGATGCCGTTTTGGGCACTCATGGTCATCCCACGGCTGATTCCAGGCGAATTGATGAAGGATGCCTCATAGCCTGCAATCTTGCGGGGACGACCATACTGAAATCGCACCCACCGACCATCTACATAAGATGGAGCGGCAAAGACAGTTCCATCCCTTTGGATACCCGGCCCAACAACAAGAGGAACGACTTTGGTCGTCATGTCAGAAAGCCCCGCCTGGAATACCAACAGGTACTAACAACCCAGATGCCGTAAAGGTCGCCATATTTGCCCCAGATACCGCCACACCCATCTGTCCTGAAGCAACAAGATACAGTCCTGTACTGTTATCCCCAAAGAAGTTCAGTGAAGGACTTGCTGCCGATCCATTTCCAACCGTCAAAGATGGAATGTAGGAGATGGTCGCTGAGTTGGCGTTGTAGACGTTCTTGCCATCACAGATCAAGATCAAACTCTGACCTTGAGGCAACACAACATTTGTACCTCCTGACACTCCAGTAGTAAAGGTCAAGCTGTATGAGCCAGTCGTGACGTTGGTCACAGCATAAAACTGAACGATTTGGGGGAAAACAACCGTACAGTTAGATGTCAAAGTACCCTTGTACTGTTGAATCACATTGGATGCCTGAACACCAGTGAGGGCAACAGTACCTCCAGTTACGCTTAAAACAAGCTCAGTGAACACAAACAGGGATGACTGACCATAACCATAGGTCACCCACTGAGAGTTGCTGGAAACGATGACAAATGACTCACCAGGATTTTGCTGGGCATTTGCCTGACCATTGATGGTATCTGTACCTTGAGGGGTGACAGTGATCGTTCCAGTTCCGTTGTTGATGATGACCACATACCAACCATTTGGAACTGAGGACGCCAAAGGCATCGTGAGAGTACCTACACCTCCACCCCAGACAAATGCACCTGCCTGAGCCGATGATGGAATCAGATAGTTGGATGAGATGGTGCTGACTGGAGTGACAGTATTCAGAGTATTGGCGACAGGCGATAGACCAGCGCCAGCCAAAGTCGCAGCATTCGGGGCTGATGTTCCAGCGCCAAAAGTCACATTCTCCCAAGTACCGTTCAGGGTCAGGTTGTTTGACAGCCAGAAGTACAGTGCCTTGCCTGCGGGAACTGCGCCAACAGTAGTAACTCCATCCTGACCAAAAATCGTGACGGTGATTGAACCAATATTGTTGACAAGGAAAGACTGACCAACAGATACCGCCTCAGCAGAGGGTAGGATCAGCCCATAAGATGCATTAGTAGTTGAAACATCAATGATGTTGGCAACCACATTGGTGGTATTACCGTTTACAGGCCACTGCAAAGTCACACTAGCAGTAGTGATGGTGATGGCTTCATAGCCCACCTGTGATGGGCTAATGGTCTGTCCAGTGTAGAGAGAGGTATATGTCGTCATGACGCTTCCTTTTATGAGTCAACCGCGACAGCTTGGCGGTCACCCACTCGTGACACATCTTCACCCTTCAAGGCTTGGATGGCTTCAGAATACTTTTGCTGGAAAATTTGCCGAGCATCGTTTTTGAGGAACGGCATCGCCTGCAACAAAGTTCCAAACAGCATGGCATTGGGCGCATTTTGAGTCAGCCAATTCGTCTGATTGGTCGAACTCAGCGGTGAGATCCGCTCGTAGTACAAAACCTCAAATGAATACGCTTGATCTGGAGTTGGTGCTAAATACCAATGATCCCAATCAGTATCTGCATAGTACAGGGGTTGACCAGTCGATCCAGATGAGTTGTAGTTCGCCAGATACTCATACTTCCTGAGCAAAACAGGATACTTCCTACCATTTGCCAAGACATTCATGGACACTGTTTTGCGCCAACGGGATGGTTTTTGGAGGACAGGATTCCCAGCAGACATGGCAGATTCAACAATCTGTAACTGACCCAAGGTTTTGATCTGCTCGGCTATTTCAAACTCAGCCAAAGTGATGAATGTCGGGATGGCATTGACAACAGCCTGATCTTGACGCTCCAGATACTGGAGAACGGTACTGGTCAGGCTGTCATATGTCATCACCCAACTTGGTGTGGTCATGGCAATCCTTTCGTTTCCCTGATTTTCCCATTAACTGGAGAGGACAGCAATCGCATCATTGGTGTGCTTGATGCGCTCTTCCAGCCCAAAAGTACCCCCATTGATGATCTTGGTCAACCTCGTCCAATCCTGAGCCTGAGCAGGGTCGTTGCACTTATGGGTATCCCAGAACCAACCTGCGGTCAGGGCGGCGTATTTAGGGGTCGATACTAGGTCTGGTTCAGCCCAAAAGTCCACTCCGAGAGCCTTGCCAGCGTGGTGATAATTGTCTGCCCCAGTGAGTTGGATACACCCACGGCCTCTAAAACGGTAGCCGTCACCACTAGACTCATCACGATTGCCCATACGGCCGGAATAAACCATGTTGGCAATCTTCTTGGGATTTCCTGCATAAGCATTTGCAATCTCCTGAGTTGGAAAGCGTTTGGGCCACAGCTTCATGAGCGTAGCCGCCCGATAGTTCAGATTTTCCTCCAGAGTCCTGAAGTTGTTGCACTCATGGCCACATTGACCGATAAATGCCCCTTGTTGGATAGCCGTGGCTATTTTGAACCGCTGGAAGGTCTCAGTCAGCGCATCAGCCCATTCTGGAGCAATGTTGAGCCTTTGGAGTTGACTAGCGCTTGGCATTCATTTGCTCCCTGAGATCGTTATAAGCAGTGATACAAGCGTTCAGTTGCTCGGTGTTTCTGTCCCCTTGGGCAACGATTTCTGCGATGGCTGCGAGGGTTGCT